AATTCATCACAAACTTTATTATTTTGGGATGAGAGATATACAAAATAACCAAATGTTACAGATGTTAATATCATCATTAAAATTATACTAATACTTCTTCTTATCATATTATTTAATGTTCAAAAATGTTCCTGATCCACCCGCAACTGTTGTAGGTAATTTTCCATCCCAAGATTGGGCTTTCAAATATTCAACGTAAAGAGGTGTTATTTCTTTTTGTTTTAACTTCATTGCCAAGGCCAAGGCTTGTGCGTCGATTATAACTTTTGCAGAATCACCACGAGCGATTGCAATTTTTTCTTGTGCTTCGGCTTCAGCAACTAATTTACGTTGTGTGGCGGCTTGTGCTTCTTGAACCGCCTTTGTTTTAGATTCAATTGCTTGTTGTAGAGATTTTGGTGGTATGATATTAGTTCTTAACTGCGATACTTCAAACCATTTAGATAATCTTTTATTACATTCAGCAACAATTGCCGCCTCAAATTCTTCTCGTTTATTAAAGATTGCATCCACTTCCCACTTGTTAGCCACGTCATTTACTGAAGAAACAATAGCATTCATTAACCATCCTTGTTCAACTTGTTTTATATCTAATCTTAAATTCTCAAACATATTACCAATAGCGGTTGGTTTTAATGAATAGTTAAAACTTGGTTTAATTGTTGCCGCAAATCCACCCTTTGTAATTACGGTCTGATCTTTATATTCAATATGTTGTTGATATGTAGGAAACTCTAACATCTGTTCTGTCCAAGTATTATATAATACCCACCCTGTTTTATATTCATAATTTGACACACCTCTTTTGTCTCCAGTCAAATTAACTTTGATACCGACGTGTCCGGCATCAACTCTATCTAACGCAAATGGTTGAATACTAGATATTATAATACCTAAGACAAAAATACCAATTGGTTTCATAATCCACATTGTATTAAACATCTGTTTACTGTCACCCCATCTGTCTGTTCCTGTTACATACATTTGGTCTCTTGTTGTAAATGCCACGAATCCTGCAATTACCAATCCTAAAATAAAAATTAAAGTACTAATCATTTTTTTCTTCTTTTTTAAATAATTTTATTGTTTCGTTTATTACATATCCAAGGAGTCCAACAACACCAACGAAACTTAACAGTTGGAGGAATCCGTTTACTTCTCTGCTGACGACATATTCGCCAAACATTGTTCCGATTGTGATAAAACCTAACCACATCAGAAACACTTTAAAAAACTTCATTTCATTTTTCATATTTTAATCGTTAATAAAAACACAATTATCAAACTCATAAACTTGTCCGGATCTTGAAGATACAACATCTAATATAATTCTATAACCGATAATGTTTATTTTTTCAGCTTTAAACTCTTCACCTTTTTTTGGCACTTTAATCTTAAATGGTTTATCAAATACTATCCCTTGTCTATATGACATTCTTTTAACAGTATCGGTCCATGTTGATAACCCGTATTTTCCATTATACCTAAACTTTCTACCGACAAAACTTGGGATATCGAATCTTTCATTTTCAACATCTTTCGATAATGGATTTTTTTCACCTGTCAGTTCTTCGTAATAAGGATTAAGTTCTCCGGTGTATGGATCGTGTGTTGGTATTTTATTCATATTATTTATTATAAAGTACATAAAGTCTTTGTGCGACTTCTTTTAATTGTTGTTCTAAATTAGTAATTTTTTTTCTATCTTCGTCACTTAATTCAAAATTAGCGGCTTTAATATCCGCAATCTCATTAACTATCCTTCTGTGTTGCTCCATTAAAGCCCCTTGTAAAATTCTACTGTCTTGTTCCATTTTTTTATATTTTATTTTTTTATTATTTCATACAATGAATATAAACCGGTAAGTATAATTGACAAGTAACCTATACCAAACATGAATAGCATTCTAAATATATTATAAATTATCATTTTTTTATAATTTTACTTGTTAATTGATTAATTAATCCTTGTAACTCACCAAACTCATTAAACCTTATTAGAGGGTCTGTATTGAATATCTCTACGTACCAGTCACCGTCTTTTATCTCTTCATTTGTTGGTGAAATAAACGTAAGTCCGTCAACTATGTCAAGTGCGTAGTAATAACACTCGTCTTCATCATGTTCTTTTATTTCCTCGCTTTTAAAACCTAAAAGTATTAATTCTCTTTCTGTCATTTTATTAGTTTTAATTTTTTTAAATCTCCGTTTTTATTTGTTTTATATTTAACTCTAACTGTATCAACAACTAAAACGTATTGGTGATCCATATTTAAACAATTCCATTCACAAGTTTCGTGATAATATAAATGGACATGTATCTTATCCAACTCTTTACATTTCAAATATGTGAAATCTTTATATTGCCAGTTAGAACAACTAACCAATAACATAATAACAAATATATAAAAAATGTTTTTCATAATCAAACTCCTCTTGATGTTAATTCTTTTAGCGCTTCGTCAACTATTTTTAAATGTTTTTCTCCTTTACTTTTATGATAAAAATAAAATAAAAAACAAACAGGGTATACGATTAAAAAACTAAGTACTCCAATAATACTAAACATTAATAAAACCGATTGTACAATCGCAACAACCATTAAAACTATTGTTGAGTACATGTGTTTATCGGAAATTGCCAAATGTTTATAGGCCAAATTTAAAAGTTCGCTATCATTTAATTCTTTCATATTAATTTTATTATAAGTTTTCCTTTGTTTAAAAAATCTTCTTCGCAATTCATAATATAATCCTCAACACAATCTTTAACTATTTTTTTCATGTGTTCACTTTGTCCCGTAATAACCTCGACTTCTTTTTGGTTATTTTTCATATTTTCCCAAAGAAACTTGTCAAGTAAAACTTGAACTTCTGAATGTTTAACTCCGTGTAGATCCAATGTATTCATCTTCAATTATTTTTACAAGGTTTATTGATATAATCACCCCCGTATTATTTTCTAAATCAAAAATTACTTTTTTACCACCTAAAAAATGTTTATCTTCTTCAATCAAACCAAAGTATTGTTTATCACAATAAATTAATTTCACTTTTTTCATTTTTTATCAACTGATTTGAAAATATATTATCTTCAACATTATGTTTTCCTAAATTGTATGTAGTAAAGGTACCGTCAAGGTTATCAATTCTTAGCATTAAAAAACCAAGTTCAGAAACATATATTTTTTCTACCACACCTTTACCTTTTGGTGTTTCAATTATTGGGTTGTTGTTTAGAGATTTTGTCATAAATTGTATGTAAGGTATTTTTTATTTGTGATTTAATCTGCTCCTCATAAGTTAATCTTTCGTCTTCAACTTTTTGATCATAAAGTTTTTTTATTTTATTCATATCTCTTTCACCTAAAGTCACCACATAATGATATACGTGGTTTGTGATTTCAACTTTACTGTCTTCAATTATTACAAAAATATCGGCAGTTTTATTAACGATATATCTTTTTTCTGATAATGGAGCAATTGTAAATTTTGAGTCAGGATGACTAATCATTTTTCTGACTATGGCACAAGATATTGGTTCATAACCATTTATAATTTCAGGGGTTTTAAAAACTTTGTGATTTCTATTCCACTTATGGAAACGAACTTTCATTCTTTTAGTTTGTCTTCTTAACCAAGATTTAAATTTTGTCATATAGTTTATTTAAAGACAAATATAATAAACCTTTTTGGAATAAACAAACTATGTTGGTAATTTTTTACCTTTGTGATGTGTTTTTTCGTTTTCTACTTTAATTTTAATTTTTGGTGTGTGTCCTTTAGGTAACTTATTTTGTATACCGACAAATTCACCCATTTCATTATCCATTCTAACAGTGACTTCTTTATTTTTGAGGTTCATCATTATTTGACCTGTTGTTTGCATGTTATACATGTTTTTAGTCCTATATGGATTTAAGAACGGATCTTTTTCATATTTTTGTTTTAATCTATCAATAACTTCAATATCTGTTTTAACATCTGCTAGATGTTTTTTTGCTAATTCATATCTTTTGTGTGATGATTCTTTTTTTTCTCCTTTAGTGTACCCAGCACTTTTATGATATATACCGTGATTAGTTCTAACAATAACCTTACTTTCTTTTTTCATTTTTGTTATTGTTGGAGTATGTTTTGATGTCAGTTCTATAATATATGTGTTTTCTCCGTTTGAAACAAAAGTCTCACCTCTTAATCCAAATTTACTTTTTGTACCTGTGTAACTTATTAATGACTTAACAGTCATAGGTAAAGTTTTTTTAGATAGTGCCATTCTTATTTTTTCTCCGTCTTTTGAATTAACTTTTTTTTCCGTTGCATCACTTTTTTTACGTCTTTTTTCGACTTCTTTTCCTTCTTTTTCGTCTCTACCAACAAATAACGCTGCATTAACAATACCAATACCATGTTCGTTCATTCCTTCGCTCCAGTCAGTGTCTAAGTCTCTCCAATAAACCACTTCAACACCATCAATTAGTTCATGTATTATTTCCATTCTGGCTTTATAACCTCTATCTCTGTTTTTTGCTAAAACAATACCATCATCAACTTTAACTGCAGCAATAACACACTCCTCAATTAATTGAGGTTGTGTTTCTTCTATTAAGATTCTTTTAATTAAATCTTTCATTTAAATTTTTTTACTCTTTCTTTTTTTCTCATTTCATTAGCATGAGTTGTCCAAATATCTTTAACTTTTGGCCATTCTTCTTTTGGGTTTTTAAATTTTCTAATATTCTCTTTAAACCATTCTTCCATTGCATCAGAAAGAGATGTCTTTTTTGTTTTAGCTCTTTTAATTAACCCTCTAACATATGCCGGAATTTCTTTATTAGATGTTAGGTATTTGAAATTATCGTCTCTATCGTACTCATTGTCTTGTACATACATGTCTTCAAAGTTGTCCTGTTCTATGTGTTCTAACTCATGTTCAACAGTTTCTTTTATTTCGGCAACTAAATCATTCATCGCATCTGGAAACTTGTTTGGGTTGTAAGTTATTTCAATTTCCATGACTTGCATGTCTGCCTCAGCAGATACAGAAAACGGTTCATCTAATTCTTCGTCTTCAATAAATTCACAAGTTAAATCAAAAGAAGCGTAATCATCACCTCTTTCAAAATAAATTCCTTCAAATTCAAAATCTTCTTTTTTCTTAAACTGTTTAATAATTAAACGAGATATGTTCAAAGATAGTTCATCAGTTTTTCTTTCAGATATAATCTTTTTAGAAAGTCTTTTAATAAGGGATTCAATTAAAATTTGTTTCATTGTTGTAAATGTGTCATTAAAACTCCTCCAAGTGATGTTGCATGAACCATTAAATGGTTAATAGCCTCAATATCTAACTTAGTTTTTCTTTTGGTATAATCAAGCCCTAATGTCCCAATAAATTTATCGTCAATTGTTTTAATAGCAAATAAATAACCTGACTTACAGTTAGTATCTTCAGCAATATATTTTAATCCGAACGTGGCTATGGTTTCATCTTTATAGTCAGGTATTTCAATTACGTCATTTTGTAATAACTCATTAATTGATTTTGAAAATAAATTTACAGGTATATTATGAAAATTTCCTTGTACTGAAGGAACACCGGGGTGGACAGTTTCATACATTATTGAAAATTTAGCCATTGATTTACCAGTTGGGTAAAAATTACCTCCATTATGGAATTGTGTTATCCAAACCCTATCCGCGTTAAATTCTTCTTTTATATGTTCAATTTTATGTGTTACTAATTCACTAACCCTAAGTGTTTCTGTAACCATGTCAGGTTTTTTTTTATTTTGATCTAACCTATTTTTAATGTATAATACTGCAATTGGTCCTATAACCCCAGTGACAAAAGCAATTGCTAATTCAATCCATCCACTCATCATACGTACTTTTACTTAATAAATATATTGTTAATTAAAAAACCCCACCTTTTGAGTGGGGATTTAATAAAAAAGTCAATTGTTAATTATTTTTTTGCAATAACTGACCAAACAGCACCAACTAATGTTATAACACCACCAACGATCTCATTAAC